CTCTTAAATCAGGACCCAGCTCTAATTCAACGTTTTTTTCCGGCGTACCCTTGCCTTCGATTAGCCATGTTAAATTACAACGCAAGAATTTAGCGAGCCTTATGGCGTTTTCGCCGCCGGGCTTTGTTACCCCATTCCGCCACTGGCTTACACTACCTTTAGATACTTTCAGCTGATTAACAATATCTATCCCTTTTACGCCTACGGCTTTCATTTGCTGTTCAAGTCTATCTTCAAATGCCATTAGTTATATCCCTTGGTATAGATAACTAAACATAATACTGCTTTTGCGGTTCATTTACCTTGACTTAGCATTGTTCATAAAACTATACTTGCAGCACAAAACTAAGGAGGTTTAGATGAAAACCACAGACGCAGTTGCACATTTTGGCAGCAATATAAAGCTAGCCAATGCTTTCAATCCACCTTTAACCAAGGGGGCCATTACGCCCTGGGTAAAATCAGGGCTTATCCCTCGTGGTCGAGCTTGCGAACTTGAGCTGCTTACCGGCGGCAAGCTTAAAGTTGATTTTTCTGTTTACTCAGATGATGAGCCTCAAACCGCAGCGTAAGGAGACTATAAATGTTCTTATCTAAAAAAAGTACGAGAAACTTGCCCGTAGCTTATCGCTGTGTATCAGAAGCCGCAGCAAGTTTTACTCGTGATTACAATATATCTGATATTGCTAGGCAAATGGGAAAGTCAGCAACAACGCTGAGCAATAAGCTTAATCAAAATGTTGATTCTCACATGCTTGGATTGATCGAAGCAGAAGCAATACAGCTGATCACGCAAGACTTTAGAATATTAAACGCAATGGCCTTGGACGCCGGAAAAGTTCTATTTGATCTGCCAGATGCAAACCTTACCAGAGAAGAATTAACAGTATTAAGCCTGTCTTTGATGGAGTCTCAAGGCGAGCTGGCTAAATCAATGCGAGTAGCGCTAGAGCATAACCATATTACCGAGACTGACTTTACGATTATTGAAAAGACAGCTCTTGAGTCTATCACTAGCACTTTACAAATTGTCGCTGAATTACGCGAAATGGTAGGACGCAAACTACCAAGTCGCGCCGAGAGCTTAAAGGTAGCTTCATAATGGCAGATCACGCAGACGCAGCTCAATTGGAAATAGAGCAAACAGAATCGCGTTTAATAGCAAACTTAAAGCAACAAGACGTTGAGCCTACAGACGATTGCATTGAATGCGGTAATGAAATTAACGAAGCACGTAAGAAGGCGATAAAAACCAATTTGTGTATTGGTTGCGCAGAAATGCAAGAAATTAAACGAAAGCAGTTTAGGAGGTAAGTATGGAGCTTAACCATAGCAACCTATGTGATGTAGCTGTTCGATGGCTAAAACGCCCTAGTAGCGGCGGTGGTCATGGTTGCCATATAGCCGTTAGTGAGGTTCGCTCTGGTTATTCGGGCGAAGTACCTGATGCTATCGGGTTTAGGGCTGCAGGTTCTTTTGAAGATGGCTCTGTTGTTGTTGAAGTAAAGGTGTCGCGTTCAGACTTCCTTGCTGACGCTAAAAAGCCGCATAGAAGTGGCGAAACTATTGGTATGGGGAATTGGCGTTATTACATGTGTCCAGAGGGCTTGATTAAGCCTGAAGAGCTGCCCGATAAATTCGGCCTTTTGTATGTAAATAAACGCGGTCATGTAAAGCACATAGTTAGCCCTTTTACTGGTGAGCGCTATTACAAAGATGTAGGCGACTGGATCACTAAAAACCGCTTCGAATCAGATCAAAAGCGAGAGCAATTTATTTTAGTAAAGCTGTTTGCGCGTGTGGGCGATGCTGAACAGTTGAATGCAAAACTTAAAGGCGCTTATGCGGAGACTAGTAGATTGCAAAAAGAAGTTAATAAGTTGCGAGAGCGAAACCGAGAGTTAAGCCATAGAGCTTGGAGTAGAGCTACGAAAAATTTGAAAGCTATTAGCGAAGATTTAGAAACACGGCCTACCGAAGTAGACCGCGGATAAAACAAAACCCGCATCAGCTTTGGCGGCACGATAGCGGGTTTCAATTTAGCGAGATAATTATGAACAATTTAGCAGAAGTTTACAAGTTCCCTGATAAACGAGGGGGCGAAATTAATCAACATGACACAGGTGGTTATGTGAAAGCAGATATTGAGCAAGGTTATGACAGACTAGCCCAAAAGCTAACTGACACGCTTGCAAATCCACCGGTAAAGCTAAGCGCACGCGAGTATCAAATTGTATTTGCTGTGATCAGTAAAACGTACCGCTGGCAGAAAAAAAATGACTGGATGACGAATACGCAAATTAGCAACTTGACCGGAATTGACAGCACAAATATCGGGAAAATAATTAAAGGTTTAATTGCTAAAAAAGTGTTATTTCGTGATGGCAAAAACACTGGGATTAATCCTGTAGTTAGTGAGTGGCAGGAAATAGAAACTAGTCAAAAGCAACTAAAAACTAGTCAAAAACGACTAGTTAAAAATACCCCTAAAACTAGTCAAAAACGACTAGCTAACTCGTCAAAAACGACTAAAAAACTAGTCGAAAATGACTGCCACATAAGAAAAGAAACTAATACAAAAGATAATTTAAAAAAAATAAACAAAAAAAGTTTGCTTGAGACTTTAGATTTTTCTACATGGCCTGCATTGCCAAACCAACAAATATTTGATGATTGGGTCGCTATGCGTAAAGCAAAAAAAGCGAGCATTAGTCAAACCGTGATCAACAACTTCGGCAAGCAATTTCAAATCGCTTTTCAAAACGGCTTGAGCGTTGATGAATGTTTATCTGAGTGCATAACGAGAAACTGGCAGGGCTTTAAATATTCCTGGATAGCTAACGCAAACCAAAGCCAGTATTCAGGTATGGCGCAACGCCAATCAAACAACGTAGGCGATCAGCTTGCTTACTTGCAAGACTCACTAGCGCATATTCCAACCCCGCACGATGACGAGGTGTTGTAATGAATAATCAATTATCAACACTCAGCAATGACAGCAAGCCACAAGCCAATAGCGTGCTTGTAAAAATCATTGGCGGCGAAGTCTTGCCAGCGCTTAAAGCTTACTACCCAAACAGCGATTTCAATTGGCGCGGTAACTTAACGTTATTTGCTAACGAGTATGCAAGCCAGCTTTACGGTATGGGGATTATTGCAAAGCATGTTCGCATGGCACTTGAAGCAGCGCGCATACGATCAGCCTCCGAACGACACGCGCCTAATCCAATTGAGTTCAAAATTTTATGCCTGCAGGCACGCGGTATGCCAACGCTTGAGCAGTGTATGAGTGAAATCAGCGAGCAGCGCATTAAAAACTACGGCAAAGATAAAGAATGGTCAGAGCCTTTGGTTTATTGGCTTAACCAGCAAATAGCCGCAGCACGCGCAACACTGGCGGATAACGCATGGCAAAAAATGGCAAAAGACCGCTACACAAATCTTGCTGATAAATACGGCAAGGGCGAGCTAGAACCTATACCGCTCAAAATCGAGTTTAACGAGCCGCCGGCTTACTTGAAGTACGTAGGTTAAGCCATGGCTAAATCATACGAGCAAGATCAAAAAGAGTTTATTCGCGCACTAAAAGAAATTTTAGGGAGTGATTACCAAAACGCGTTAGTCGCAGCAAAGGCAGCAAAATCCGCAGCGCTGAAAGGAATTAAAACGCCGACACCAAAGCAAATGGGTTTTGCAACAGCAGAAGCTAATCGCGCTATGGCAAGAGCGGCCAAAGAGCATGGCATTGATAGCGTACCGCAGTATATCAAGGACCAAAAAGAGGCCGCTAAAAACAAACATGCAAACCGTAATAAGGCGCATAGCCAAAACAGGCAAGCGGCTAATCGTATGCAAGACGTTAAAGCAAGCCCTGGCAACTTTGTATCAAAGAAGGTGCCGGCAAATCAAGGTTACTCGCTTAACGAGCAGCTAGAAAAAACATATCAAAACGCAAGAAAAACAGCTTAGGAGCTAATTATGACTACCAAAAAAAGCACACTTACTCAGTTATCACCAGCCGGCGAAGTTTTTTGTGATGGCTTTATCTCAAATTCAAAGGCGCAGGCATCAAAGGCAATTCAGGACGGCGCAGCAGTAAACCATGACGCAGCATTTGCCAACTTAACTAAGTCCGCCGCTGTATTAGCTGAGAAAAATTGCTTAGACCGCCAGGTACGTGACGCGCTTATATCAACCGGGGCTCACATTTTAGTGCAAGCACAAAAAGAAGCGGTAGCGGCTCAAGACGCAAAGGCCGAGCCAGCTAAAAAAGCAGATAAGGCCGCGTAATGGCAAAGAAAGTAGTAACCACTACTAACGCCCAATACTTCATGCCCCAAATTGGGCAAGCGGTAAGGGCGCTTTTAAAGCAAGGCAAAAACGTTGTCATTGAGTTTAAAGAGCACAAAGCTAAGCGCTCTTTAGCTCAAAACCGTTTGCTTTGGCTGTGGAACCAGATAATTGCTGATTATTTTCGCGAGCACTACGGGCAAGAAAATAGTTCAGAGGACGTACACGAAGTATTTGTGCGTAGGAAGTTTGGGGTGAAGGTTATTCAAGCTGGCAACGAGGAGCCAATAATCGTGCGCAAGCGGACCCGCAAGCTAAACACAAAAGAGTTTTGCGAGTATCTAAATTGGTTAGAGCAATACTGCGCTGAGTATTTAGAGCTTTTACTGCCACAGCCGGACGATCTTTATCACTTGGCTATGTATGGAGAGTCAAACAATGTCGCTCATTAGTAAAAAAATAAGAAATAGCGCACGCGGCCAGCAATGCCAAGTGCGTATACCTGGCGTATGCAACCGCAACCCTGAAACCACTGTTTTAGCGCATGTTGGTAAGGGTTCCGGTATGGGCCAGAAGTGTGATGATATTCACGCAACTTACGCATGTTCAGCGTGTCACGATGTAATTGATAGGCGTGTGCGCATGGGAAGTGCAAACGAGTTACTAGTTTACGCCTATGAGGGCATGGTTAGAACGCAAAAGCTTTTACTCGAGCAAGAATTGATACAGGTGGCTAAATGAACATAACGATTGGTATTGATCCCGACTTTGTTAAAAGCGGTGTTGCTGTTATCCATGGCAAAACAATCATTCATCTTGAGTCGCTAAGCTTTGTCGATATGTTCGAGTACATAGCGGCGGCGGGTCCAAAAGAAGAAGTATTGATAAAGCTTGAAAACCCAAGCGCGATAAAGCCACTTTTCGGCGCCAAGGTTAAAAATAAACGCGCTGTACGTGAGAAAATTTGCCAGGACGTAGGCAAGTGTAAAGCGACAGGCTCGCTAATACAGCAAGTGTTAGAAAGCCAGGGCTATAAAGTGAAGTTAGTTACACCGCTCAAGGGCTCAGTTAAGCGCATGGCAAAAAGCAGCGACAAATACTTTAACCAGATCACAGGCTGGAAGGGTAGAAGCAACGAAGATAAGCGCGATGCCGCATTGGTGGCGCTGTATGGATGATAAGTCGTTAAAACTCAAAATGACTAAAGAGCAGCACGTATATGGGTGGATGCTAAAGCAGGGAGCAGTTGAAACATTTGATTTATCTTGGCCGTGTTTAGCACTAGAAGGTTTACTTGCTAAGCCCGCTGATTTTGCCGCACACAGCGAAGTTACCGCTATCTTTAGACGCATGGGAGTGAGATAATATGCAACCAATAAAGCTACTTGCAAAGCTTACAACTAAAACGCTAAATCTCACTGGTACGTTTGGTGGCAGTGGGCAAGACGTTATTGATTGGCGGACGGCGGCACATGCTTTGGCAGGGTTACCGCAATGCCAAACCAATTGGGCTTACTTTCGTTATGTGGGTGAAGAAACAAGGCTTAATCGTGTTGTGCGCTCGCTAACTATGCACGCAACGTTGTTTGTAAAAATACGCCAATACAAAATAAAGCCAGATACATTAAACGGCTTGGTGATGGCAGCAGTGCATGAGTTTGTTCAGCCGGTGTGTGGTGAATGCGATGGGAGCGGTTTAGCACCGGGGCAAAAGGCCACTAACTTAGAAGCTGATACATGCGTTAAGTGTCACGGACGAGGACGCAAGCCAATATCAAACCGCAGTCGATGTAAAATTATCGGTATCGGACATAAAAGTTATACCAGCGCACACGATGAAGTAACAAAGGAGTTGTTGAGGCTTATAGCTGAGTGGGAGCGCGATATATTTAAAAATATACACGTAAAAATGGGTGACGTAGCATGATAACAGCCGCCGAACTTGCAAACGCAACCACACGACTACCAGACCCCGAAACGTTTAGATATAACAGCATTCAAATAATGCTTCATAACGTGCTTGAGCCAACAGCAAGCGATAAGGGCAAAACCACTTACTTAGAGCAAAGCACTGTAACGTTTGTTAAGCGCAGTATATTTGGTATTGATACTTGGATTGTAGAGAGTATGAGCATAAGCGACACACACCGTTAAAGTCTCCATTTGTCCTATTCAATACGTGACTACAAATAAAGGTTACTGCATTATATCGTTACGCATTCAAGAACTAATTATAACTTTGCGCCAGTTGAGAGAGCTAAATGAAAAAATATTTAATAGCAATATGTATTACCACCTTAATTTACTTTGTTGTTGCATTAGGGTGTATATATTGGAGTGATAAAAATATTATAGATGGCAATTGGGGGTCGGTTAGTGATCTTGTAATAGCTGTTTTTACATGGCTAATATCATTAGCTACAACTTTACTTCTGGTTGTGGCACTTGTAACAGGTGATTCGTGGTTGCACCAAAAGAAATACGATCAGGCTAATGAGCTTATAGCCCATCTGTCTGAGCTGTATTTTCTTTCCCATCTTAAACTTAGTTGCAGAAAGAAGATGAATGCTCTTAAAAATATTGAAAGTATTACGACCGGAGATAAACAATTTATTGCTCAAGAGGTGCGTGACCAGCTATCGAGGTTAGGCATAGACTCTATTAACTGGGATGAAATGTTTTTTAATGATAAAGAATTGGTTGATTTTAAAAATGTATTTATAAGCTATAGAGATAACAATGTAAAAAAAATGTTGAAGGCTATAGAGGATATACAAGTAGTTAAATTTAAAGTTTTAATATCAGCAAACATTTTGAGCAAAGATTTAATTAAAGAAAATATCGATATAATGGGTGAGGTTAATTCATTGATAGGGCTGGAAGGGAATTTTCACGAGTTTGGGTCAAGTTTGTTTGACAGGGTTTTGAAAGCACTTAAATTGACCGGTGAGTATCAATTAATTCATATCCAAGATCCACCGGAAGAATCCCCTTTGTTGGTAACAAATTAAATATAAAGAACAACACCGGAACAAAATAGCGCTCTTAATTAATTTAAGGGCGTTTTTTATTGCCTAAAGCAAAGTTTTAGCGGAACAACGCGGAACAAATGGCGGAACAATTGAAAATATAAGTTATTGATATTTAATTGATGTTCGCTTTAAACGGAACAATTGAAGGGGAAATATAACGATTTGTCCTGTTTATCGACTCGATGATCCTTTTTTGCGCTATGAAATTTCATACTTGACAGGTGCGACAGGGGTGCGATATATTTAACGGGTCAATCAAATAACCCTTTCGAGGAAATAGCATGAGCAAACGAGTTTTACTATGGCTTGCAGATATAACACCGTTAGTCAGTTCAACAAGCGTACTCTTTGAAGATGACGGCCCAAAAGTTGAGTTACGGCTCAAGGACGGCAACGTTGTAAAGCTAGATGAAAGCTATGTAACCATCACCAACGAGCCAAGAAGTAGTATCGAGCCACTTACAGTTGATGTTTGTAAGCAGTTTGGGAGAAAGATATTACTTCATGGTGTTGATGTAACCAGGTTGGTGAGCAGCGTTTACCTTTCAACGACAGAGGACGACATAACACTTACTTACGTTGATGACCTTGAATCAACGTACAGAAATGAAGATGTTAAAATTATAGATGTTACGGAGGGTGGCAATGCCAGCAATTAAAAAGTCAGTGCGACTTGTCGAAAAGACACAAGAGACATTATTAGCTTTTATGGCCGGCCAAGATGAAAACTGGTCCGGCTCAATTAACTTGGTAGCGCAGCAGTTTGAAATTATTGCTGCGTCTATGCTGCCCGATTTAGAGGAAAGTGAAAAGCAATGCTTTTACCAGGCATTCAAGGGCGTTAATGATAGAGACTTTCAGCGCGAATCTGAAATGCTTAGCTGGTTTGTTCGTAGCAACGAGAAGCTAGCTAAAAAAGTAGATGGCTGGTCATTAGTAGAGAAAATGGCCGTTGTTCACATGGTTAACTTTCAACTGGCAAAGAATAAGGACTAGCAATGATTAAATACAGCAAAGCAGAGCTTATTGAAATGATAAGCAGATATACAGACACAGGCGCGATAGTTGGCGAGTTAGGTCGCATCTCTCAAAGGTACGCAGAGATGGATCGTGAAGAAAGCGTGTCTTACCCGGTTTCAAGCGCATCAGTTAGGCTTGTTGAGCTTTATTGTTACCTTTACGACATAAGGGCAGAGTACACTGCAAAATATACCTCCACGGAAGATGTAAAAGATCTTGTTGAGAATTTTGTGTCTAGCAGCTCAGAAGTAGACATATTAGTGGTCGGCTTAAATAAAGCTGGCAAGGTGATTGAACAGGTACATTCATCAAGCGATGAATTATGGTTTGTTGGCCAGGCGATCCAAAACCTAGAAGGCATGTTTAACCTGCTTATGGAATTTTATAAACTTTACTTAATGAGCGAGATAGATAATGACGACCCAGGAGCGTGGTAGAAAGTTTTATGTTGTTGGGCTTGATGGCGTAAAAGAGAGGTATATTTATAAAGAGGAGCATATTTATATTTACTCGCTGACTGATCCATTATCAGGAAGCAAAGCCTGTGACAAGTTCGAATTGCTAGGCGATAGCGACACAGATTATATTGCAAAGTTTGGTTTCAAGGCGTTTCGCGGTCACGTAGGGAAGGCAACAAAAGACAAGGCGCAAGCAGAGCAGCACTTAAAAGTTATGATTGGAGCGCTAGAAGAAGCTGTGGAAAGTCTTTATGTTAATCTTGATGACTTGCAAACCCCCCAAGATTGATATATCTTTTCACATGTTGAAGAAATCCGCTTAGTTTTACGACTGAGCGGATTTTTTTTGCTCTATGCTACTTGCTTTGCCCGATCTTATGGTCGGGCTTTTTTGTGGGCGAAAGGTTGAGTTATGAAAGCTAGCAAACTAACAGCGCTGGGTTTAACTGCGGTTCTTGCGGCAGCTGGTGTAACAGTTGCGACATTTGAGGGTCAAGAGTTAACCGGCTATGTTGATCCTGTTGGCATTGCAACCACTTGTTACGGACACACACAAACAGCAGTAGTTGGCAAAGAGTACACAGAGGACGAGTGTTTAAATTTACTCGCAGGCGACTTAGCTAAGCACAACTCGCAGTTAATGAGCGTGATAAACGTAAATCTGAGCCAAGGGGAGCACATTGCTTACTTGTCATTTCATTACAATGTTGGTCCTGGCAATTTCCGAAGCAGCACATTGCTAAGCAAGCTAAATCGCGGTGATCGCATTGGCGCTTGTAATGAGTTGGCGCGCTGGATTTATGCCAAAGGCCAAAAGTTACCAGGCTTAATCACTCGCAGAGAAAAAGAGCGCGCAATGTGCCTGGATGGAGTCACTAATGTTAAAACTGTTCAGCAGCATTGAAAGGGTGACTATCGTCGCTCTATTGGCGGCACTCGCTTACGCAACATATCAGATTGTTATTATTGAAAGCGAATTAAAAGAAGCAAACAAAAAAATAACAACAAAAAGCCTAGAGATAGACAATCTCACGATGCAAGCCGAGTTTTTAACTCAAAGCGTTAAACTTACCGAAAAACAAAATGCCAAGTTGATAAGCGAGCGCAATACATTATCGCGCTTAAATAATGCTTATCAGTTGGAAGTAAGCTCTTTAACTAGCAGCTTGCACAAAACTCAAACTGAAATTAACAAACTACGAGAGTCGAGCGATGAAGCAATTAAAACATGGGCTAATGATAGCGTTCCTTGTGATGCTGTTCGCTTGCTCAAGTACGCAAGAGCCAGTGAGTGTGACAAGGACGGTGGCGCAGACAGAGTACGTGTACCTAGCGCCACCGGAAGAATATCTATCAAACTGTAGCGTTGACCGCAAACAAATAGCAGGTAATGCGACGTTGTTAGCGTATGCGCAGTATTTAGAGTATGTCATAGACAAATGCGATGAAAACATTAAACGAATTAAACAATGGGCCAGCGAAGTTAATAATGGATAGATCAACAGCAGCAGCAAGCTACACTGCAAGTATCGGCACTGGTGTCGGCGGTTTATTGTCACTTAACAACATGGCGCTAGCGCTTGGCATTTTATTTACTGTGATCACATTCCTGATGAACTGGCGCTATCAGAGCAAAAAGCACGAGCTTGAACTTCAAAAACGCCGTGAAGATGCTGAGTACCACAAGGCACGTATGAGAGAACTGGTGCGTGACGATGAACAAGCATTAGCTGAGTGCAAGGTAAACAGCGGTGATAAGTAGTGTCAAAATGGAGCGATTTAAACGAGCTATTTCAAAAAGAGCATAGCGAAACAAGAATATCGCTGCGTGATTTTTGCGACAACAACAAATTAAACTACAGCACAGCGCGTAAGCACATAAAAACATCAAGAAAAGCACCGCGCAAAGTAGTTAAAGACGAAGGTCAAAAGCTAAAAAGAGCGCCGAACTTTAAACACGGTGGTTATACAAAGTATTTTAAGCAAGGCATTAATCAGTTAGTTGAAGCAACAACGCTAGAAGATGAACTTGATTTATGTCGCGCTCGCATTCACATGGTTATGGACTCGATTGAGGGTATCCAAAAGCTATTAGATGATGCGGATACTACAAACGAATCGAAAGTGATGCTTTACGAGTCGTTATTTAAAGCTGAAATGTCACTTGATAGAAATGTCATACGTGCTGAGTCGATAACTAAAACGCTATCAAGCCTTGAGACAGACACACTAGCACGCGGCAAGCTTATTGCTGAAACGACACGTATTAAGCAACAAACACAAGCGCTGGTCAACGCCACCAAACGTGGTAAGCATCAGGCGGAAATTGCAGAGCATGAAGCAGCCAAAGCACGTAAAGAGGCCGGCGGCACTAGTAAGCTTGATGATTTCATTGATAAGCGCACAGGCGGTTTAGATACGGTGGTTAGTCAGTAATGCAACCAAAACCAGCTAAATACCCTAAGAGCACATGGCTCACAGAAGAAGAACGCTTTAATTTAGATGAAGTAGAGCTTTTAGAGCGATGCGAACCCTATCTTGATTGTTGGTGGTGGCGTTTAAACAACTTATACATCATAGCGGACGAGAAAGGCCGTGAAGTGTTGTTTCGTTGTCGTATAGCGCAAACCATGCTTTTTGTAACGATGTGGTTTTTAAACATCATCTTAAAAGCGCGCCAGCTTGGCTTTAGTACAGCAATACAGGTTTTTATCCTAGACCATGCCATGTTTAACGATAACAGGCAGTGCGGGGTAATCGCCCAGGGTAAAGAAGAAGCCAGCGCCATATTTTCATCTAAGATACTTTATCCCTACGAGCGGCTACCAAGTTGGCTTAAAACGGGCAAGCGCTCAGTTAAAAGTAAAACTGGCACCGGCATAAAGTTTAATAATGACTCATGGATACGTGTTGCTGTTTCGTTCCGCTCGGGAACACTTCAAGTATTACACGTATCAGAATACGGCAAGATATGTGCTAACTACCCACTACGAGCAGACGAGGTTCAATCGGGCTCACTGAATGCGGTACATGAAGGCTCTTATATTTTTATAGAGTCAACAGCAGAAGGCGCAAGCGGCAATTTCTTTGATATGTCAGTCGATGCCATGGATTTATCAGCATCAGGCATTGCGCTAGGCCAGCAAGATTTTAAATTCCACTTTTATCCGTGGTTTGATGATCCTAAGTATGTGGCACCAGTGCCGACAGGTGGTTTAAAACTTTCAAAGGAAAAGGCCAAATACTTCAAAGCAGTTGAAGCAGCTAACGGCGTAAAGCTCACAGACGAGCAAATAAGCTGGTACATAGGCAAGGAGCGCAACCAAAAAGGCAAGATGAAGCAGGAATATCCATCTACACCGATGGAGGCTTTTTTAACATCAGGCCGTAAAGTATTTGATAGTGACGATTTAATGCGTGTCGAAGGGCGCTGTGTTAAGCCGTTACTCGTTTATGATCTTGAGCCATACACCGGCAATATGAAGAAAATGAACGGCAAGGTTGATTTAAACGCCAAAGGTAGCGATAAGCTGGCCCAATCAACGTTAGGCTATCTACTTATTTGGGAATTACCAGACGAAAACGAAGATTATGCGATCGGTAGCGATGTTGCAGAAGGACTTGAACATGGCGATCGCAGCTCATTAGACGTTGTTGCCAAATCGGATGGGCGACAGGTAGCACATTGGTTCGGTCATATAGACCCTAAACGGTTTGCACACATAAACAAGCATATCGGACTTATGTATAACAAGGCCTATATTGGCGTTGAGCGAAACAATCACGGTCATGCGACACTTCAAGAGCTTGTTGAGATTTACACAACGAGCCGGATTTACATGGAAGAACACATTGATCTCGAAGATACGGACGAAGAAACACGCAAGGTAGGCTGGCACACAAGCGCACAGTCAAAACCAATTCTTACCAGTGGACTAGACGCACTACTAACGAACGATACTGACGGCATTGTTTGGCGCGGTACTTCTAGCGAACTAAGCACATTTGTTTACGACAAAAAAGGCCGCATGGGCGCACAGCCTGGCGGGTTTGATGATCAGGTAATGAGTTACATGATTGCACAAGAAATGCGAGTAAGAATGCCTAAACGACTAATAAAAGATAATACACCCGCACCACACAACCCTAATCATTGGATGGCAAGATAACAAATGGCTGATCACGTAAAATCAAATAAAGACGGCTTTACGCTAGACAAGCTGTTAACGCTACTTGGTGACATTGATAGCCAACCAGATTGGCGCACGCCAGCAACAAAAGCATGTGCTTATTACGATGGCGACCAGTTAGCGGAAGAAATACGCGCAATACTTAAACGCCGTGGGCAACCTGAAATAGTACACAACATGATTGGACCTACTATTGATGGCGTTCTTGGTTTAGAAGCGCGCTCGCGCTCTGACTTAATGATCGTGGCCGATGATGATAACGGCGAAGAATTAGCAAAAGGCTTAAACGAAAAGTTTAAGGACGCATGGCGTTTGTCACATGCCGATCGTGCGTGCTCAGATGCGTATGCAAGCCAATTAAAAAGCGGTATAGGCTGGGTTGAAGTTACTAAAAACCCTATTCCATTCGCTGCGCCATATCGTGTTAAGTATATTCACCGCCGCGAAGTGTGGTGGGATTGGAACGCTCAAGAAGCAGATAGAAGCGATGCACGCTGGATGCTGCGCAAAAAGTGGATGGATTTAGACGAAGCGTTAGCTACGTTTCCTGAGCACAAAGAGGTCTTAAAAAACTCGGTTAACTTGTGGGAAGATTTTTACAACACGGTTGATAAAGAAGGTGTTGATGATCACGCCTTGCACTCAGCCTGGCATGATAGTCAAAGTTGGAACCGGGGCATGAGCGAATGGCTAGACCAAACGCGCAACCGTGTTTTACTTCAAGTTGTTTACTACAAAGTATGGAAACGCGCACACGTTATCAAGATGAGTGATGGTCGTGTAATCGAATACGATAAAAACAACGATTTACACCGCGCAGCAGTACAAACAGGCAAGGTTAAGCTTGAATACGCCTCATTCCCTAATGTGCGTGAAGCGTGGTTTGTTGGCCCTCACCGTATTATTGATAGAGCCAGTGAAGCGCCTAACGGCATGTATAACCTGATACCGTTCATTGGTTACCAAAAAGACGCAAGCGGCGAACCTTACGGCCTTGTTAGTCGAATGATACCCGCACAAGACGGCATTAATGCCCGCGTTATCCGCCTTAATTACTTACTACAAGCGCGCCGAATAGTGGCTGATGAAGATGCGACACAGTTAAGTGATGACAGATTAAAAGAAGAAGTCGAAAAGCCGGACGGTTACATACCGCTAAATCCTGACCGTAAAAGCAAGTTAAAAGCCGCTGATGCGCTAAGCATTCAAAATGATGTAGGTATCGCAGCACAGCAATTTAACCTGATGCAAAACGATATGAAGTTAATTCAGGATACTGCCGGCGTTTATAACTCGATGTTAGGCCAAGACAGTAATGCGACAAGCGGTGTTGCCATTTCTAACTTGGTTGAGCAAGGCACAACAACACTTGCTGAATTGAATGATAACTTTCACTTTTCGCGTAATCGCGTAGGCGACTTACTACTTGCGTACATTATTGAAGATTTAAAGCCGCAAAATAACATACAGGTTACTGTTAATCGTGACGATAAAGCGAAGCGCAAGCAAATTGTGCTCAATCAGCCTAATGAAGAAGGTAAGCGCAGCAATGATGTTGCACGTTGGAAAGGCCACTTAGCATTAGCGCCAGTTAAAGCTACGCCAACGTATCGCCAGCAACAAGCAACGCTATTAAGCAACGTAATGGCACAAATACCACCAGAAGCACAAGCGGCAACAATGCCTATGTTCGTTGAGCTAATGGACCTACCAAATAAAGAAGAATTTTTGGCAACACTACGCCAGGCATTAAACATACCTAAGCCTCAAGAAGATATGAGCGAAGAAGAACTTGCACAAGCAAAAGCCCAAGCCGAAAAAGCACAGGCGATGGAGCAGCTACAAATGCAAGAAATTCAAGGCAACCTTGAAAAGCTAACACTTGAGCGCGAACAATTAAAAGGCAAGATACTTGAGCTGCAGAAGCGAGCTGAAACCGAAGAGGTTAAAGACGACAAGTTAGTTGCTGAAACAGAAAAGATTTTAAGTGAAGTGCGTAAGAGCAACGCAGAGATAGCGGCTATGAAATCAAACGTACAAGCCAACATTCAACAACAACTAGACGCAATAAAGGTGTAACAATGGCTACTTTAATTGCAGAAGAGTTGGAGCAAGCGGGGTTTATTCAGCGCCATTTAGGAACTAAAAAAATAAACAGACTAATAACCGGCCTGCAAACATTAATCGCCTTTGGTGATTCGTTTACGCACAACGGGGCTACCCACAGAAACTCAAGCACTGACACTTATGTAACTAAAACTGTCGGCTACTGGGTCTGGATCAACATGTTGTCAAATAGCACGCTAAAGGTTTTAGATCACGCTGGCACCAGCGGCAATAAAGTTAGTGATATGCTGGCGCGCATAGATGATGTATTACTGAGTGATGCAACCATCGTAGTTGTTTTGGCTGGTACTAACGATATTGCAGCAGACGTATCAGTAAACGAAATATCGACTAACATGCTTAGCTTAGTTAATCAGATCACGGCGAATAATCAATACGTGATACTTTGCCCTGTCGCGTATCGATCCGGCGGAATTAACGACCAAATAGATTTACTAAACGCCGAATACGTAAAAATAGCAGCTGGCAACAATAAGTGTTTTATCGTTGACGACTACACAACATTTAACGCCGCGGTTACTGCTGAAAATTACGATGATGTAACGCTTGATAATTTGCATCCAAACACGCGCGGTGCTTATTTGATCGGTGAAAACATTGCAAAAGCTGTAGATGATCACTTTGATTCAGGCTGTGGCGATATTATGAACCTTGCTCCAAACCCTGA